ACGGGGTAACATGGGAAATCTAAAGCACATAAAGAAGGGGCAAGTTTTAAATCCTAAGGGGAGGCCTAAGGGGGCTAGGTCTAGGAAGACGATTGTTAGAGAGATGCTAGAGAGCAAGGACTCGCTTGGCATGACGACTGTAGAGAAGATAGTAAAGGCTTTGATAAAGAAGGCTCTTAAAGGGGACGTATCAGCTTTTAATGCCCTAATGGACTCTGGCTTTGGTAAGGTAAAAGATGAGATAGAAACAACACATAGAGTAGTGACTATGGAAAATGTTTTAATAGGATATGACACTGAGGGTAAGGAACATGAGGTTGATTTAGGAGTAGGGAAGGTTATAGAGGGGGAGGTAGTTGATGACTGATATTATAAAGATGAAGTTGCCTGAGATTATGAATATACCACCTAAGATGTTGCCTATTATTTCTGATTTAAAGAAATATAGGTTTTTCGTAATCAAAGGGGGGCGTGGTTCTGCTAAGACACAAAGTGTGGGTAGATTAATTACATATCTCACGGATATAAGACATTTGCGTGTTGTCTGTGGACGAGAATTGCAATCACGAATAGATGAAAGTGTGTATACAGTTCTTAAAGACCTTATTACTGAATATAATTTATCACATAAGGTTATGAAAAATGAAATAAGACATCATGGTGGTAGCACTATTAAGTTTAAGGGGTTTAGAGATGAAAGTGGTAATGTTAATGCAAAAGGGGTTGAGAATGTTGATTTAGTCTGGGTAGATGAAGCACAGTCATTGACTATGGAAACTATTAATACTTTAGTACCTACTATAGTGAGAAATGAGCAAGCGAAGGTCTTTTTTACTATGAATCCTATGACTAGAGAAGATGCTGTTATAGAATATTTCAGTGGTAGGGAAGATACTTTATTTATTGAAATGAACTTTTATGACAATCCTTTTGCAAGCAAGGGGTTATTAGAGGAAGCTAGGCTTTGCAAAGAGAAAAGTGACAAGGAATATAGGCATATCTGGTTAGGAGAGCCTGTAAGTTTAAATAATGACTTTATTTTTAATTACGATCACTTGTATAGGGCGTATAATACTAAGCCTGATGGTGATACACCGTATAAGCAGAGGGTAATGTCTATAGATTTTGCGACTGGTGGTGATAACTGTGTGGCTACTATTCTAGATAGGGTTAGTATGACTCAATGGCAACGTACCTGTGTTATTAGATGGGACGAGAGAGACGCTACTGTTAGTGTTGGTAAGATAATTAATTTAATAGGAATGTATAAACCTGATGTGTCTGTATTAGATGTGGCTGGCTCTGGTCATATAGCATATAATTATTTAGTTAATGCTGGTGTGCATATTGAGAGGTTTAATGGCGGAGAATCTTCATCTGATCCTAAAACATACATAAATAGGCGTACAGAAGGTTATTTTATCTTGCGTGATTGGTTAGATAAGGAATGGTTGATGTATAAAAAGGACGCACATGGTAGAGAATTAGTGAAACAATTAGAGAAAATTAAGATAAAACACCGTGCAACAGGTAAATTAGCTCTAGAACCTAAAGAAGAAATGAGAAAAAAGCTACATTATTCCCCTGATGATGCAGATAGTTTAATGATGGGTGTCTGGGCTATAGTTAACTTTATAGGAAAAAGCGCAAATGGAAATATGAATTTTGATGAAAATATGTTGCAAAGAATAAAAAGTAAATCAAAAATGAAACATAGGTTGTAATTTTCTGAAAATATGTTATTATAATCAAAAATGGAGGCTATTATGAGTTTAGATGGACTATTAAAAGGTGTTTTTGGGGGTAATCCTTCTACAAACACAAACGAAGCAAAAGAAAAAGTTGTTTCTGATAAGAAAAAAAATAAACGTACAAAACGTAATATTTTTTTAACTGAAGGTGGAGCGTCTGGTCAAGAATTACAATCAGATCAAGTTCGTGGCACTCTATTTGGAAATTAATAATGGAAATTCAAGCTCTATATGAAGCTGCGAAACAAGCTCATTATAATAAATTACCGCATTGGCAAGCAATAGCTAATTATGCAGGGATTAATGTTAATCCTAATTATGCAACTGGTATGCCTAATAAAACAACAAAAGATAATATGGTAGATGATCCTACTGCAGCTATCTGTGTGAACCAGTCAGGTGACTATATGTTGGGTATTATGTGGGGTACAGGGGATAAAGTATTCGATATAATTCCGTCAAAGTATGTTTTAGATAAGGTTAGTGACCCTAGACTCCTAGAAGATTGGTATTCTTACGCTACAGAACAAACATTATACCATATGAACCATAAAGATGCTGGATTTATGGCAGCAACAAAACCATATGCATATGACCAATTCGCATTCGGTAACTCTGGAGTGGGTACTTTCTTAAATCAAAGCTTTCTTGAAGGCATAGATGATAATGCCCTTATCTTTAAAAATTATGGAATAGATAATACCTGTATAGATGAAGGAAAAAATAACCTAGTAGATTATGTTTTTGCTTCTTATAATTGGACTATTAATAAAGTAGTTAATGAATTATGCAAAAGAAACGGTGTAATAGATAAAAAGTTAATAACAAAGCTTCCAAAACAATTACAAAGGGCGTATGAAACTAATGATTTCACTTCTATCTTTAAGATTGTGTTTGGTATGTATCCAAGAAGTGATTACAATCCAAAACTAAAAGGAAAACGTGGAGCAAAATATAAGGGTGTCTGGTTTTTAGACGACCCAAATGAAAGAAATACCATAAAGGAAGAGGACTTCAAGACAAAACCTATCGCCTTTGCAAGGCAAATAAAAATTAGAGGAGATGTATACGGAGAATGTTCGGGTACTATGTTAATTTCAACAATACGTACCGTTAACTTTATGGTATCTAACACAATAGAAATTCAAGAAAAAATGAATGACCCTGCCATGGGTATTTTTAGTGGTGCTGTTATGGGAGATAATGTTATTGACACAAGCTCTTCTTCATTATCAGTCTTTTCTTCTGCTTTGACTGGTGGTCAAACACCTATGTGGAAGTTATTCGATGTAGGTGATCCTACAGGAATAATAAACTTTTTAATACCTTACTTGAATGAAAAAGTAATTACTGCTTTTAAGGTAGATTCATTATTAGATTTTTCTAGTGCAAAAGAAATGACAGCTACTGAATCCTTACAACGTTATGCAATTAGAGGTAAATCACTAGCAGGAATGTTATTACAACAAAAAACAGAGTTTTTAGTGCCAACTAGTGAGCGAAGTATACAGGTTTTATTAGATGTAGACGAATTAGGTATAGACCCACGCAAAGACCCTAAAATAGCTTTAAATCTGCGTGAAAAAGGCAAATCGGAAAGAGTTATACCAGAAGAAGTATTGCAAACAATGGACGAGGGTAAACCTTGGTTTGAATTGCGCTTTAACAATGAATTAGAAAAAATGACACGCACAGAAGCTATAGAAAACCTAATTAAACTTATACAGACAATAGGTGTTATAGCAGGAATGTATCCTATGATAATTGAAGGTGTTGATTGGTATAATATGTTAAAAGATATTAATGATAATTTAGATGCTAATAATAAATTATTAATAGGAGAAGACGAGTTTAAACAAAAAGTGCTAGAAATAGCACAACAACAACAACAGATGGCTATGTTGCAGGCTGGACAAACAGCATCTGATATAAATAAAAACCAAGCAAGTGCAAAAAAACTAGAAAGAGAGGGAATGAATGGAGATTAGTGACACAGTAACTAAACTTTTAAACCAGCAACAACAAAAAATAGAAAAAGAAGGGATACTAAAAGAGAAAAGGGAAGACTTCAAAATAGCATTAAATAACGTTTTTAACAATGATGATGGGTTATTTGTTTTAAATTGTATTGCCGAATATTGTGACTTATTAGGCTTTGACAAAACAGGTAATCCTGCTAGAATGTTAGAGGATAATACACGAAAGAAACTGTTTCATGAAGTCTTTTTAGCGTATTTAGAGAAAGACATAAAACAAAGATTGGAGATTATAAAATGACAGAACAAACTCAAGAGCAAAATCCAGAACAAGAACAAACTCAAGAGCAAACACAAGAACAAACTCAAGAGCAAACATATGAGATAGCACCAGAATATAAAGAGAAAAGCTGGGTTAAGAAAGTAATAAACGAAGATGGTACATTATCTAATGATAAACTATTAAAACAAATAGACTCATTATCTTCTTTAGTTGGCAAAAAAAGTACATTAGACTTGTCAAATCCTGAAGAATTAAAGTCTTTTGTAGAAAAAATTAAACCAGAAAGTCCAGAAGTATATGAGTTTAGTGAAGATACAATTCCAGAACTAAAAGAAACAATAGGTAAAATCTTTTATGAAAATGGTCTATCAAAAGAACAGGCTAATAATGTAATAAAAGCATATGGTGAAATAGAAAAATCCATGTATCAAGATGCTGTTTCTCTTGACGGTTATAAAGATGCCATGAAAGAAACGTTTGGTGACTCTTGGGAAGATAAAACAAAGAATATCCAGTTTCAAATAAGCCAAATAGATGATGCTGATTTAATAGAAAATTTAGAGAAAATACCAAATCAATATATCGGAGCTTTGTATAAAACTGTAGATGCTATATTAAAAACACATGGGGTAGAAGAAACAGGCTCTCAAGTGAATAAAACAGATGGTGGTGTAAAGGTTGATAAAACAGAGCAACGTAATAAGTTACGCCAAGAATTACAAGAACTTGTAAAAAAACCACATACATTGGAAGAAAAAACAAGATTAATTAATCAACTTCAATCAACATATTAAGGAGAAAGAAATGAAAGCATATAAAGTAATAATATCAGGTTCTTACGCTACATCTTCTGATGAGCTTATAGATTATGAAAACGTTAAAGGGATAGTACCTTTTAATGAAAATCCAGACATTATAAAGAAACATATACGAAACCGTTATGCAATATCTTGGATTAAAACAGCTATCAAGAAAGATAAAGAATATTCTAAACGTGATAGAGTACACCGTTTGAGAGAAGTATATATAGACTCTTTAGAAGAAATTGAACATAATTTTTCTTTTGTAGGAAAAGATATTAAAGAAATGACATTTGAGGAGCTACAAGATTTAGCTACTTTTGAAGACTGGAATAATATTCCTTTAACAAAAGGAACAATAAGAGAACAAAGAATGTTAGCTTATAAAGAATTTGCACAGAAAATTAAAAAAACAGTAGAGGGGAATGATTTATTCTCTTTAGACCCTTTAATTTACGAAATAAACGCAAAAGAAGTTGACCCAAAAGATGAATTAAAGGAAAACCTTAAAAAAGAGTTAATGGCTGAATTAACAGCAGAAATGAAAGATACTAAACAGAACAAGAAAGAAGCGAAATAATCTTCTTTCTGAGGGGTGATGCTTTCCTTTCTCATCGCCCCTTTTTTATTCTTGAATTATTATTATTGTTATGGTATTATGCTTTTATTGGATACGCATAATGCCCCAAATATGGTTAGGCTTGAAATAGCTAGGAAAGCCCGTTTGGATACCTTCCCGAAACATTTTAATATTATTAACTAATAGGAGTACATAATGACTTCAACAACAACAAGCCCTAGTATAGACCAAGGGGCAAAACTAATGTTTATGGATAATTTTTATTCATTAGCACAACAAACTAAATCAAAACTAGTAAATTCAGGCGTTGCAACTTTCTTGCCTGCAGAGGGTAAAACTCACAACCTATCTCGTATGGGTAGAATTGAGCTTTCTGAGGTGGTAAGTAGAAATCCTGATAAGCAAATAGGTGATTATGCGATTGATAATCGTATGTTTACTAAAAGGCGTTTTACAAAAACAATTCAAATAGATCAAAAGTTTGACATAAATGAATTGTTAAAAGACCCTACAAGTGACCTTATTATGCAGTTAAACGCAGCAAAAGAGCGTGTAATCGACCGTATAATTACAAGTGTAGCTGGAGGTAATGTATTAATAGGTAGACCAGATAGAGCACCATCAACATTAAGTGCTGCTTCTGATGGTGTTATCACAGTTAATGCATTAGCTGGAGTAACATATGATACCGTAAAAGCATTCACACAGAACTTCATTAATAATGATCTTCAATATGAAGACTTTAGAGGTTCAGTAATTTGTTATACTGGTAAAGAAAACTCTGCATTGATGAGTGAAACAAAATTCATTAATCAAGATTATATTTCAACACGTCCTGTTGAAAGTGGTATTTTAGAAAAAGCAGGAACTTACACAACTAAGTTATTTGCTGGTTCTGAGAGCGGAGGAATAACTGTAAGTGACCCAATTTTAGAAGAAAATTCAGGAACAGGGCATCGTACTTGTCTAGTACTTGCTCCTAATGCTGTATCTCTTGCTATGAAGGTTGATGTGTTAGGAGTAGAGAAATCTGCTACTAAAGTTAACTCTTGGGATATTACAATCGATCTTTGGATTAACGGTATGCGTAACGAAGGTGTTCGTGTTCAGAAATTCGAAACAACAATATAAGGAGTATAAGACATGACAACATTTAGGTCTAACGGGTATACAGCATACCCACAAAATCCAGTTAATACTGTAGGTAAAAAGTACAAACACGTGCCTTTTAACGTAACAGTAACGGCTGCAGCAGCGACTAATGGTGATGTTTACATTTTAGGTGGAGCATTTACTTTAGATGATCGCATTGCAGGTATAGTTGGAGCAATTCCAGCTATGGCAGCAGCAGCTGATATGGATTTAGGGTTTTTCAGAAAAGACGGTGACGGCAATTTTATTGCTATAGACGCTGATATTTTATGGAATGGTGTATCGTTTGTTGCAGCTAAAACTTGGAACAATCAATTACACACCTTAAACGCATCATTAGATAAAAACAAAAGCATTGGTGAATTACTTAGTCTGGGTTCAGACCAAGAGCCATTTGGTGGAGTTTATCTAGGTTTAACTTTTAATACTAAGACAACAACAGCTACGTCAATACTAGACTGGGATATCTTGGTTGAAGAAGCTACAACAAAATAATATAATGGAAGGGGAGGGAACTCCCCTTTTATTAAAGGAGGAAAAATGGCTATTCATTCGGATACAAATATTTGTAATTTAGCATTAGGTCATTTAGGTTCTTTAGAAACGGTAATGTCAATAGATACGCCATCTTCTGCGGAGGAAAAGATTTGTGCCTTATGGTACGATATTTCAAGAGAAACATTATTACAATTAGTTATCCCTAATTTTTCATTAACAAGACGTTTATCGGCAAAAAGTGACACAGCACCTGAGTTTGGCTGGTCAAACTATTATGAATATCCTTCTGATTGTTTAAAATTATTAGGCATAGGCAGTGTAGAAGATAAAAAAAATGATTATTCTGTAGAGTCAGACTCTAATGGTAAACGTTGGATTTTAACATCAGGAGAATATGGCGACACAATTCCAATAAGATTTATTCGTAATGTAAAAAACGTTAATCTTTTTTCTTCTGAATTTAAATTATTATTATCTTGGTATTTGGCTGCCAATATAGCAAAACCAATAACACAAAGTGATGAGATTGCAGCACGTATAGAAGCGTCTCTTCATTCTAAAATGAGCTTAGCTTCTGGAATAAATTCACAAGAAAATATGCCTATAAAGAAAAGTGTAAGTAAAGCTAAAATGGCTAGATATGTAGATAATCCAACGGGGTATACTAAATTATGAGTTTTAAAGCTACAGTATTATATAACAATTTTGCAAGAGCACAATCTGATATAGACTTAAATGGGCGCTTTGATTTACCTATTTATGGAACTAGTACTTTACTTTTTAGAAATTTTATTTCTAACTTTAAAGGAAACGCCATTTATAGTGCGGGCTTTTTAAATGCAACTAAATTTCAAGACTGTGCATTTGTTGAATTTAAATTTAATAACGAACAACAATATCTTTGTATTTTTTATGCAAATAAAATAAGGTTTTTATCATTTAATGTTTTTGGTCTATTTGGTTGGGTATTAGACTCTTCTTCAAATATATTAGAGGTTGATACGCCGTATAGTTTAGCTGAATGTAAAGAGATTATGTGGTCACAAAACTTTGACAACATGGAGATAACACATAAAAATCATAAACCAAGACAATTAGTAAGAACAAGCGCAAATTCTTTTGAATTGCGTGTTAGTTCTAGGAAAAAAGACCCTTTTGTTGTTTCGAATAGCAGTACAACAAAAACGATTTCTGGAATAACAAAGGAAAAAACTGCTAAACTAACAATAACAGGACATGGGTATTCTGTAGATGACAGTATAACAATCACTGGCGTTACTGGAATGACAGAAATTAATGATTTTACTGTAGGTATTATAGAGGTTATAGATGCAAATAATGTTAAAATAAGTTTAAATACTAGTGATTTTTCTACATATTCTTCTGGTGGAAGCACAACATTAGTAACTGATACAGATAATCCAAAAGTTTGTCTATATTATGGTGCAAGACTTTACTATGCTAACACATCAAATAAAATAACAACTGTGTTTGCTTCAGTTGATGGGATTTATAATGACTT